AAAAAGCAGTACTCTCTGCATGCTTGCGCGATGAAGCGGGAGGCTCGGCCTCCAAAGCGATAGAGCGCTTAACCTCGGATGACTTCGTCAACCCTCTGCATTCTCGAATCTTCGACCTCGTTGTTACCCATAGCCCGATCAATGAAATTGATGTGGCTATACATCTGCCCGATGATCGGATGGAAGCGATGGAACTCGCAGAGTCCTATGGCGGTGGATCGATTGATCGATACATCGATATCCTGGTGGAAGCACGGAACCTCCGTAGCGTGGAGCGTGCAATCTTCTATGCCCAGGACGAAGTCAAAGAGGGAAAGAGTGCGGAGGAAATCGCTGGCGGATTTAACACGAGGGTGGCCAAAGCTCTTACCAAGGGTAGGGGACAAGTAAAGGTGGGTAGTGCCGCCAACGAAGCATATTCGGAGTTTCTTGCTATCGATGCTGGAGACTCCTCTGCGGTATCCACAGGATTCAATAAGCTCGACCTCATTCTTGGCGGAGGATTCCGTCCAGGTGCGTTGTATGTCCTAGCCGCCCGTCCGGGAGTAGGGAAGTCCGCCTTCGCAGTTCAGCTTTCTCATAGAATAGCGAAGCATGGACTGCGGGTAGCGTATGCATCCTTGGAAATGGGAGCCGCAGAATGTAGTGGGCGGTTGCTCTGCCACGATAGTGGCGTTGCCCGCCCGCGCCAAAAGGGTGACCTTACTGCGGAGGATAGGCGAAAGCTGGAGGAAAGTAAGAACCGTATGCGTGGATGGCCCATCACATTCAAGGATGATAGCTCGGCCACGGTGGATTCCTTCCGTGCGTTTCTCGCCCAAGAGGTAATCCAAGGCCAGGTTGGCCTCGCGGTGGTCGATTACCTCCAGCTACTCTCCGCACCTGGGCATGACTCCCGCGTGCAAGAGGTGAGCCACATTTCTCGGACGCTCAAGCAAACAGCGATGGAACTAGATGTTCCGATTCTCGCACTTAGCCAATTGAATCGAGCCTTGGAATCGCAGAATCGTAAACCGGTGATCTCGGACCTCCGCGAGAGTGGATCCATCGAACAAGATGCTGACTGCGTGTTTCTCCTATCCCGCGATGATGACGGAGAGGACCATAACCTACGAAAGATACACTTCAATGTGGCGAAGAACCGAAATGGGGAAAGCATGGCCACGAAGATGGACTTCGCTCCCGCGAGTGGGCGATTCAATCTTTCCGTTTCTCCTGTGCTGAATGATGGGAAAGAGATCAAGAAGGCGCTATGGTGAACTACAACAACCTACATGAATACACAAAAACGCCCCGTAAGCTACCCTACGAGGCGTTATATGGCGTTTTTATCTCTTACGAGGGGTAACACCCATGTTTTAAATCAAAACGATTTTAACGAGGGGTACGGGGTTGGAGATTGTTTAGCGCTGATTGAGCCTCCTTTCTCGTATTATAGTATTCAACCACTTCAAGAATGGGTGAATCCCAAATTTTCGTATCATCGTATTCTTTCCAAATAGAGAAACGAATATCCTCTCCAGGTTTGTTATGGCGAAATAAAATATAAAACGGTTTCATATCGTTTTCTCCTTTCTCTTATTCCACCACTCGATCACCTTGGGCGCGCATTTCATGGCAACGAAGATTGCCAGCCCAAGCGCGAGACGCGGGACCATGTCGTTGTCTTGTTTACTCATGGATGTCCTCCAGCGGCTTGAACTGCACTCTCGGCATAATCTTCCATAGCTTTAATGATTCCATCCTTTGTTAATGGCACATCAATATGCCAAACCTCATTCGGTTGTAATGCTCGCGGTCTTGATCCATAGTCATAGTCAGAGACTTCACTCTCATCCATGTAGTCTGCAATTAATTCTTCTCTTCTGTTTTTTCCCCATTCTGTAAGATATTCCCATCTTTCTCTGATTGCCTTTCTGATTTTTTGCTCTGCCTCTTTTTTTGTCCGACAGACCACATGAGTTGGACTCTCATCACAATCCTCCATGCCGATCCACAACCTCATCCTTCACCCCCCTCTACCTTGGCGAGTACCTCTTGAATCATTGCATGCTCTTTCTCGTACCCGTAATTCTTCGCAAGTTCCATAGAATCCGCAAGTTCCTGTAAAACCTCATACATCTCCGGAGCCGCCGCGATCAGTCGCGCGTTGGCCTTTTTCTCTTCATCTGATGCACTCCTTGTATTGTGTCCACCCCATAGGATCTCCCTAGTGGGGTTATCGCTTTCAGTATATACCGCCTTGCCTATAGCTACCCAAGGCCCTGGCGTGAATGTGGCGCGTTTCTCTTCTACTGTTTCCATGTTATGCGTCCTCCTTGGTTTTTGATGGTATAAATGGTATATCCCATTGCCCAACGGTATTTCCGTTAATATCGCGAACTTTCCCGTCAATCCCTCCGCAACTCTTATTGGATATATCAATGCGGTTTAGAACTTGCTCTTTGATGATTCTCGCCAATTCGCTTGGGTCCTCGAATGCTTGCCCGTTCATTTTAATCTCTAATGTGAATTCCATATATCTTATCTTTCTCCTTTGTATTAGTTGAATTGTAATTCTGTTTGCCTTGCGCGTTTCTCTCTACGCACTACGCGGATCGTTTCACGATCACCCACTACGCGATCACCTTCCCGCGTTTCTCTTGTCCTTGGGTTCCGTGCTTTGCCCCTCTCCGCGAGCTTGAAAAGCTCCGCGAGCGCGGCCGGAAATATCTCGTTTGCGTGTTTCATGCGTTCGCGAGTTTCTTGAGTTTCTCATCAATGCGATCAATGCACTTATTAAGGTAAACCCATGCCTCATCACTTGGTATCTTGAGAGATGAGAATAAGCGTTCGTCAAGTTTCTCAATCGTGTTGAGTAGCTCAACATTCGCATCCATAAGGTCATGCAAAGCAGAAAAACCAAGGTACTCACCCCTATCTGAATGCGTGCAATAATCGAGTTCCTCTTTACTTAGCGTTGCAATGAAATTGCTCGCGATCTTGTCGAATGTATCACTCATGCGTTTTCCTCGATGTATTGGTTAATCTCTTCCCATAGCTTGCGCCTTTCTCCCTCTTTCGCATCTTCCGTGAAGTACTCAAATACCTTATCAAGAACCTCATCTCTCGATGGCGTTGGATCATCTCCGCGATAATCGTCCAAGTTTCTCTCTTTTAGCTCATCGCGTTGCAGATCATATTGCTCGACTAGCTCATCGATATTTTCCCATGCATTGGTGGATAAAATTCCACGCAATACCCATTGCATGTGTTTCTCGTTGTAATATGGTTCTTCCGCGATTGCGTAGTCGTTTTGCTCCGCATATGCGAGCATGGTTGCGTATGCGTTGCTCTCCTTGGTTACTACCATTGTTTCAATTTCTTTGTAGTGACCATCGCCATAATCTATCGTGAGTTGTACTAAATCGTTCATGCTAGTTTCTCCTTTATTCCGTTGGGCGTGGAAATGCTCCGCCAATAGCTTCGCGAATTTCCAATGCGTTCTCTATTTCTTTGTATTCCTCGATAAAATCCACGATTTCACGCGATGCGTAGTATTCTAACCAAGCAAGGTGAATGCGTTTCGCTTCATCCGCTCCGTATCCGCTTAGGTGATAACATGCATTGTCTCCACTCTCCACGCCAAGCGCGTCTTGAATGTGAGCGAATGGTGAATGCCATGCTTCTTCCGCTAGCTTGCGAATCGCTTCTTTGATTTCCTCAATTGTCTTACCTTTTACGAATGCGGTAACCTCTTTTTCTTGTTTATCCATTTGTCTTATCTCTTTTTTAATTGTTTTAATTTGAGCCACGCCCCCACGATTAAGTAGGGAATCCAAAAAATCGCTAGTAGTTGCAAGAATGCGATCATGCGACCTCCTCCTCTTCTTCCTTGGCAAGAGATTCAACCAACTCATCCCAATCAATCTCTTGTAGGTTGATCATATCTGCCAATATTTTGTCAGTTAGATACTCGCTATCAGCTAAAGCTCGCGTTCTTAGTTCTAGCTCTTCCTTGATCCAATCAAGATCGCTTTTGTAGGTGTTGTCTGTACTCATAATTTCACTTTTGTAATCGCAACGCATCATTGCATTGCTGATA